TATGTGGCTATAGATAATGCAAATTTTAAAACATCTGGAAGTACAGACAATCAATTAACTGTTGAAATTGTAGATTAAAAAGAAAGGAAGATATAAAATGAAAAACACTGTAAGCCTTGGCGCTGTACACACACACACACACACACACACACACAAGTAGTTTTAAATAATAAAAAAATAGGAGGTGAGTTTTAATGAGCGAACCTCTAATTTTAGTATTAAAAAAAGAAATTGAAAAAAGAAAAGCTAATATGACTACATATTATGGTAAAAGTCAAATTTATAATCATTTGTCTAGCAATATAGAGGAAAGAGTCTGGATGAATAAATACGAAGATAACGGAATAGGGTATTTAAGTCATGGAACAGATGGAGTTCTAATTGAAAAAAATGTTAAACATATAAATATTAAAGCAAATGCTTTAGTAAGATTAAATAATAATGATCAAAATGGAGATGTTTTTATATCTATAAGAAAAAATGGAATTAGTATAGCAGAAGGAAATTTTTATCAACAAGGATATGCACCATACACATATTCAATTTTTAGAAATTATGTAGAAGTAAAAGAAGGTGACTTAATACAGCTTTATGTTGCAGGACAAAATATGGAAATTAATATTTTGGATTCTGAAAACAGTAGAAGTACACAACTATATGTAGAAGTAGTAGACTAAGGAGGAGCTATGGAAAACAAAGAAGATAACTTCGAAATACAAGTTCTTACTAGATTAGCAGTAATTGAAAGTAAACTAGATGACTACAAAAAAATAGAAGATATAACATATAGAGCTTACAATAATGCTAAAGAAAATACAAAAGATATAAATAATATAAAAGAAAATATAACATCTTTAGAGAAAGACGTAGAAGCTATAAAAGAGCAACCAAGACAAAGATGGTTTAATTTAGTAGGTAATATAATATCTATTGTAATAACAGCAATAGTAACATTTATATTAGCTAAAATAGGAATTTAATAAAGGAGTGATAACTATGTTAAGCAATAAAATATATGACGTATTAAAGTATATAGCACAAATTGTCTTACCAGCTTTAGCAACCCTATATTTAGCATTAGCAGGAATATGGAATTTACCATATGGAGAAGCAATATCTGGAACAGTAATGGCTATAGATACATTTTTAGGCGCAATCTTAATGCTTTCTAGCACGAAATATAATAAGAAGGGGGAATAGTATATGGAAGATAATGAAGAAATAGTAGAAACAATGGAACTAGCAGAACAAGATAATAGAGGGGAGGATAATGAATAATGAAAATAATCGAAAAATTATTATCAATTAATCCTTTTAGTAGAACAGGAGAAAAATTAAATTCCGTAAAACAAATTGTAGTACATTGGGTTGGAAATGCTAATACATCTGCAATAGCAAATAGAAACTATTTTGAAAGTTTAAAGAATAAACATATATATGCAAGTTCTCATTATATTATTGGATTAGATGGAGAAATAATAAGATGTATTCCAGAAAGCGAAGTTGCTTATCACGCAGGAAATGGAACAGTAAATAGAAATAGCATAGGAATTGAAAATTGTCATCCGGATTGGACGGGAAAATTTAATGATGTTACATACAATAGCCTAGTAGAATTATGTGCAGATATTTGTAGAAGATATAATCTAAATACTAATAATATGATTAGACATTATGATGTAACAGGAAAAGTATGTCCTAAATATTATGTAGAAAATGAAAATACTTGGATACAATTCAAGAAAGATGTTGCAAATAAAATTGGACAACCTGTAACAGAAGTTGTAATAGAACAAGAAGGGAGCGATGAAACAGTGAGAAAATATAAAAATGGAAGTACAAGAGAATATATATATGCAGATACTAATTTAACAAAACAAATAGGAAGTTTAAGCCCATATGAAGAGTGCGACTGTTTTGGAATATATAACAATAGACCTATGGTTAGATATAAAGTAAATGGAAAGAATAACTACAAAATAGGATTTGCAAAATGGATAGGTGGAGTTAAATAAATATATAAAGTTAGAAGAGGTGTAGTGTAATTTTATGCTACACCTCTTTTTTGCATTTTGGTATAATACTATTCATTAATGACAAGAAGTGTAGTGAAATGTAGCGAAGTGTTCAGAAGTGTAGAAAAGTGCTCAAAGATGTTTACAAATTAGAAATGATATAGTAAAATAGTATCAGAAACAAACAAGAGGTGAATAATATACAAGAAGAAGGCTTTGAAATTTTTACAAAATTAATAAGCTTTCTTTGTATTTATGGGGGGCGATTTTATGAAAGGAAAGTATAATGCACAAAATATTGCTGAATGGTTCTTAAACAAAAATAGAGTTCAAATGAATTTCGAGGATTCTGAATATATTACAAATTTAAAATTACAAAAATTATTATATTATGCACAAGGATATTATTTGGCTAAAAAAGATACACCTTTATTTCAAGATGACTTTTTGTCTTGGGAACATGGACCAGTAATAAGAAAAATATATGATAAATATAAAGTTAACGGTGCAAAAGGTATAGAATATAATGAAGATTTTAAAATCGATATAGATGATGAAACAGAAAGAATATTAGAAGAAGTATATGAAGAATATGGACAATTTACAGCTTGGAAGTTAAGAAATATGACTCATGAGGAAATGCCATGGAAGACAACTCCAAGAAATGAAGTAATAACAAAAGAAAAAATTAAAGAATATTTTGATACTAGGGTTGGATAATGAACGATTGCATTGCAAATAATAATCATATAATACTATCTTTTAAATATTCTGTAAAAAACAAAAAATATACAATAGAAGAAAAAACAAAAGCAAAAGAAAAAAATAATAAAATTTTTAAAGGATTATTTGAAAAGTTAGAAGATATATCAAGTATCACATGGAAAGAATTGCAAAATAGACCTAGAGAAACAGGATATGAAATGATTCCAATAAGTGATTTTTTTATAAACTTAGATAATATAAAAGAAGATTTAAGTTTATCAGATGATAGTAAAATTATAGTTTTTAGATTTAATAATCAAAAGAACAGAATATTAGGAGTTAGATCCCAAGAATGTAGTTCGATTTTATATATAATAGGTTATGATTGGAACTATAGTGCATATGACCATGGAAGTTAAAAAGGTAATTAGAAAAAATCTAGTTACCTTTTTTTAGTATTCGACAAATTTCTCACGACAAAGTAAACATAAAATGTTATACTATCGTTAAAGGAGATGGTCTATATGAATATGAAAAGTGCATATCAAAGATCTCTACAAATGATAAAAGAATTAAATATAAAAAATAAAAAGGAGTATAGAAAATTAGTAAGAAATTATTTAATTTTAAATTTTGAAAGTCTAAAATACATATGTCAGACTAAAAGTTTTAGAAAAATTAAAAAAATGGCTAAAAACACGTAAATTCAACCATATAATTACTCTAAATACAAATAAAAATGTCTTAGAATTGATTGTCGTAAGAATACACTTTAAATGCAGTAGTATCAACGATTTCAAAGAAACTACTTTACAATATTATAAAAATATTACTAATATGTTCGTAAAATACTGTTGCCCAGTAGAAGCGCCAGAGGAAGAATAAAATATATAGGAGGGGGATTTTGGGGACGTACCTTAAAATCCCTGTTTTTTTCTAAATATTAATTGTTATCAAAAAAATTAATTCATAGTTAATAAATTAAAAATCTAAAATTAACCAAGAGCAAATTAAATTTAAGGAGGTAAAATGCCGAGAACATCAAGAGAAAGTATTAAATCGAATTTTATTCACATTGTAACAAAAGGACTAGCAGGAGAATTTATTTTTTATAAAAAAGAATATAAAGATAAATATATATCTTTGCTAAACCAAAAATTAGAAAATGGTATACAATTAATATCATATTGTGTTATGGACAATCATGCACATATATTAATGTATATGGAGGATATAAAAATATTAGAAAAATTTATGAAGAAATTGAATACAGCATATGCTATTTTTTATAATTCGAAGGAAGAAAGAAAAGGATACGTCTTTGCTACTAGATATTATTCACAAATTATAAAAAATGAAAGACACTTATTACAGTGTATACATTATATTCATAAAAATCCTGTAAATGCTGGAATTGTAAGTATACCTGAAAATTATAAATATTCATCATGCAATGCAATTATGAATGGAAAGATGAGAGCTGAAATATTAAAAATTGTATTTGGGGAGAATTTTTATTGCATGTATACAGAAGCTGATACAGAAGAAAATTGTAATTTTATAGATGAAAATTTACAAAATAAAATTACAGAGAAAAGGATATAGAAGATATAATTAATGAATTTTCTAATAAAAAGGGTAAGACAATGAAGCAAATAAAACAGTCAAATAAGCTAATAATAGAATTGAAGGAATATTTGAATATAAACTATAAGGTAAGTAACAAAAATATATGTGCTATATTAGGAATTGGAAAAAATAGAATAACTCTAATAGAAAGAAAATTAAAAAAAGATTAGTATAGTAATTGTATATGCCATAGGGAAAGAATAAAATTATATAAAATATAAAATTTAAATATTTAGTTGTGTTAACTTGAATGAAATGTTAAGTGAATTAGAAGGCAAAAACAAAAAAATGGAAATATTAAAGCAATTTTTTATGATATACTAAGATTAATATATATGGATTTTCAAAAATCAAGAGAATTTAATAAAGCAGAACTACTAAAAAGTACATTGATATATAGGAAAAAAGGAGCATACCTGAAATCCCTATAAGAGGAGTTATACAAATGAAAATGACATGGATAACTAGAAGAATGAGCTATGAACAGATTAAGCCTAATAAACAAGTAAGATATATGCAAATATTACAAAGATTATGCTTAGGAAACAAATCTGCAAAAGAGATTGCAGTGGAATTGTATAATTTGAACTTAGCAAATACCGATGAACGAAATGTTGCAGCTCCACGATTAACTAAACTGGAAAAAATGGGATTTGTAGAGGAAACAGCAAAGAAAATGTGTGAATATACTGGAAGGACTGTAACCGTATATAAAATTACAAAAGAGGGTTTTGACTTTGTAAATAAAATCAAGCAATAA